GGTAGCCATGAAAATATCCTCCCGTGTTTTATGGCGCTGATAATCGACTGTGACACACCATACATGGCAGCAAGGTCAGAGCCGCGTATGCCACACCAAATTCCAAATCGAATCGCTCCAACATCATCAGTAGACAGCTTTCTCCATAGCCTTCCTTGCCGATAAACATCAAGAATGTTGTCGGTTCTGGTGCCATAGCGAAGATTAGATAAACAATTATCAGTTGGTATACCATTTAAATGAAGTACCTCCATCCCCTCCGGAGCCTCTCCAACAAAAGTTTTCATGACGAGCTGATGAACAGGTTTGCCGTTGGTGCCTCGGCGAAGAATTACAGAAACATGGCCGCATTTACAATAGCGACCGGGTTTTAGAATTCGTTCTGGAACGGTATGGTAGAATGGTTTTCCTGTATACCAATTCTTGCTGACGGCCATGCGCTTAAGGCTTTTAATGCGGCCCATAGTGCTTGCCTGATATTCGCCCTCATAGCCGGGTATGTCTTTCCATATTTCATTTTTCATATAATCGTCCTTTCATAACTCGAAAGGGTGGCAGGATTGCTCCCACCACCCACGGGTCAGACCTTACTTATTTAACTGCTCCATACGCTTCTGGTGGTATTCCTCATCACGGGCAGCCTGTTCCTGCTCACGTTTGTCGCGTTCCTTACGGTACTCGATATCGCGGGCGGCGGATTCCTGCTCACGCTTTTCACGCTTGCGGTCGTAGATCCAGCTCTGAATTGCGGTGATCAGGAACACAACGCTGAAGATAAGCCAAATGGCGATAAGCACGGTTACCAAAATTGTCTGCAATGTAGTCATATTCGTTTTCCTCCTTAGTTCAGGAAATCATCGTCGTTGTCAGTAGCAAAGTCGTCCTCTGCGCTCATTTTGCCGCCGAGAGGTTCCCCAGCGCGGATAAGTTGCAGATTGTTGAGGCCGCAGGCGATACCCTTGTTGCCGTTGCTGTTGAAGGCATACAGGTTGATGCTGGCGCGGCCGTAGACACCGGAGTAGACCTCAGAACGGGTCAGGACCGGATTGAGGTCGGCATCCACGATGCCGGGTGCCGTAGCGGAGTTGGCGTTGATGAAGTAGGCATTGGCATAAGCGGGATCGTCCGGACGCTCGACATCACCATTGCGCAGTGGATTCTTGATTGCGGCCAGCGGCGGTACGGTCTTGCCGTTGCCCTTGAGCTTGGATTCGCCCTCGTGGTAGGCAGCTTCAATGGCGGCCTTCAGCTTGGCGACGGTCTTGGTATCAGACTTTGGGATGATCAGGCTGACACTGTATTTCGGAGTGCCGCCGTTGATGCTTTTGGGCTCCCAGACGTTTGCGTAGCTCCAACGGGTGTCGGGACCGGTGATGACCTTCATGGGGTTTTTGACTTTGTTCGTATTATTAGACATAAGATTGTCCTCCTTAATTTTCATTAAAATCGGCTGTTGCCGTAGACATCGCCGGTCGTTTATCGCTCTCCGGCACGAGCGTTGGTTTGCCTTGCGGTTTTTCGATGTAAGGGCTCAGAAGTTCGTCAAAGCGGGATTTGCCGAGCATTTTTTGCATGGCGGTGATGCCAAGCACCTTGCGTTCATACGGGTCAAAGCCCGCGTGCTCAACAACGTCGGCGACAACCGAGTCATTGACGTACTTCCGATTGGACCTACCTTCGACTAACTTCCAGCCGCTCCACGACTTGCCGCTGGTCGCCTGCTGCAGGGCGTATTCCTTTATGTCGGATGCCCATGCGACAAGCTCATCCACCTTGGCGAGAATATCTTCGATATCCTCATCCGTGAGGAGCGGTGGAAGTTTGAACTCATACTGAGCCAGAGCAAGATTCGCTTCGGCGCGGGCGCGGCAGTCGTTCTTTGCTTTACAGAAACCGCACCATTCGCCGCAGAGGAAGCTGCCATCCCCGGTAAAGGCGAGCTCCGCAGTGGGCTTCAATACCTCATCGGCCCAGCGGTACAGGCCATCTTTGGAAAGTTCATAGGTGCTGACGTTATCCCGGCGCGGCTGATAGATCGTCATGCTGACCATATCGATGTCGTAGATTTTGTCGAACAGCTCCAACGCACCGAGCGCGTAACACATGAGCTGTGAGTTTTCCTCCGCCCGGACGAGTATGCCAAGCCCATGCTTGTAATCGCAGATCTTGAGAGTGCCGTCCGCGATGATGAGAGCGTCCGCCGTGCCGAAGGCCTGCTCCACCCAGCGGGAGAAATCGACGCGCTGTTCGATGAGCACCACCGGATCGGCGCAGACCTGCTTGGCGGCTTCCACCTGCTCGAGCACATAAGCGGCATAGCCGTTGGCACAGTCGTCCATTTCTTCGTTGTACCAGGTCAGGTTTTCGGTTGGGTCCTCCGCCTCCAGCCCCAGCGCCTTGCGGAGCTTGTATTCGCACAGCGCGTGGGCGTCGGTCCCCTCGGCGGCGTAGTCGCTACCTTTATCCGCGTAACTCTCACAGAGCCGGGCGGAAGGCGGGCAATGCAGCCATCGGTAGGAACTGGATGCGGAGAGAATCGCGTGTCCTTTAGGTGGCATCGTCCAGTACCTCCGCATCAGCAAGCAGCGCCTTGTAGTTTGCGGGATCAATCTTCGAGAGCTTATCCGCACCGTACTTCTGAAGCAGCAAGCGGATCTCGGCGGTATGACCCTTGCGGGATTTTTCCGCGAGAACGGCCCGCACATCTTCCAGCTTCAATGCCGGTTCTGCAGCAGGTGCTTTTGCGGTGGCGTCCGCAGAGCTGAAAGCTTCGGCCAGCCAGTTCGCCGCGTCGTTAATAGCGGCAGCGGCATTGCGCAGTTCTTCGATAGTTGCAGCCATATCGCCCATTTTGCTCATCTGCTTTTCCTCCTTCCTTGTGTTGACTCTGGTTGGCAAGCACGGTCAGCTTTCTTGCCAGACGTTTGGACACGGTGCTGATTGCGGTCAGAACCTCAATGAGTTCCTCGTCTGCGGCGCGGGCCCGGGTATCGGTTCCGTACATCTTGTTCACCTCCTTGGAAGGAGCCGTTGTCGTTTTCGCTCTTTCCATTACCCAATGGAGGTCAAAGTGCCATTTGGCCGAAAAGCCAAAGAAAAAAGTTTTTGCCCTTCAGCCACAAGAAGCAGCCGAAGGGCAAAGAATGATTAGATGTAGTCTCGGAGAGCTTCACGCAGAGCTGCGAGCAGCTTGTCTCTCCGATAAGTAAAGGTGTTCCGGGAGAGACCGAGCTTCGCTGCAGCAGCACGTTCCGTGCAGCCCTGCATTATGAGCTCACAGATGAGACGGCCATCAGGGTCGAGCGCCTCTAACTGTTTATAAAGCGCATTCAGTAATTCCCGATCCTCCAGAATCGACTGGATTGATGGTACGTCGTCTGTGAGATCGTCGAGCCAGCTTTTCTCGTTGCCTTCCTCGTCGGTGATGGTGTAATCGAGAGAGAGACAGTCCCCGGCTGCATGGAATGGGCAGATGAGACAATCTCCATCACACAACCACTGTTCGCTTTTCGGGCACATGCACTGATGATGTGCTTGGGCACGTTTTCTGGTCGCCCAGATATCGCGATAATATGTGGAGTACTGCTTCTCAGTAACCTCGATCCATTGCTTGGTGTGAGGAAGGTAAATTTTGCGGGTACGGTTTGACTTCTGATTTTCCATGATTGTCCTTTCCGCCTGGTGAGCGGTTTGGCGGTCAGGACACATAGAAAGCCGGCGCAACTGATATACACCGACCTTGTCGCCTGAAAATGGGCGCAGCAAAGCACGGTGGGTACATCAGAGGTCCCGTCACGGTTATCCGTGAGGAAACTGGCTCTGTATGTATCCCGCCGCCTTAATGCGCATCTCAGGCTGTGAGATTATTTGGTCGGCGTTGCACCGACTTTAGCCATTGAGCGCGTAGCTCCGATCTGTGATACGGGACTTTTTCGTTCAACTTAAGGCTATTGTATAAGTTTGAAGGCGTTTACGCTCAGACACGTCTGTGTCTGTTTTTACAAGGAAATTCGTGATTTTTTATGCGAGAATCTCGAAGAAAGATTGAAAAATAGATAAAAAAAGACCGGACAAGTAAATGTCCGGTGCAAATCTTAAAGTTATGCAAATATATATCAAATATCAATAAATATCATAAAATTCTTGTGCTTAGATGTTTTTCTGAGTATAATAAAATAGGTTTTTAATCTGGATTCGGATTCGTGAGGTGAAAAGCATGGAAGAAATGATGAATGACAAGTGGATCAGCATCGAAGAGGCTGCAAAATATCTTGGCATTAAGCCAGTAACGCTTAGAGGATGGATTAGAAACGGTAAAGAAGGATTACCTGCTCATAAAATCGGGAAGCAATGGAAGTTTAAGGCTTCTGAATTAGATGAATGGGTCAAAAGCGGAAAAAGCGCAATCGAATAAACTACTTGATCCGAAGATTCACACAAAAATAAAGGAGCAGACAAAATGGCTGTTAAGAAAACACAACTTTATCGTTCACTATGGGCGAGCTGTGATAAATTGCGTGGAGGAATGGACGCGTCGCAATATAAGGATTATATACTAACACTTTTGTTCATGAAGTATGTTACCGACAAATTCAAGGACAAAAAGTATGCGGACATTATTGTGTTTGATAAAGTTCACGATCCAAACCCAGATCCGGACAAAAGGACAGGGTGCTCCTTTGATGACTTTATTACTCTGAAGGGAAAAAAGGAAATCGGCGAAGGCATGGATAAAATCATCGCCAGACTTGCCGAGGAAAATACAGACCTTAAGGGTGTAATCGACATTGCACATTTTAACGATGAGGCAAAGCTTGGAAGCGGTAAAGAAATGGTTGATAAGCTTACCGATCTCATCTCTATTTTCCAGCGTCCGGAACTTGATTTCTCAAGAAACAAAGCAGAGGGCGACGACATTATCGGCGATGCATATGAATATCTGATGCGAAAATTTGCTACGGAGAGCGGTAAGAGCAAAGGACAATTCTATACACCTGCTGAAGTTTCGAGAATTCTTGCAAACGTTGTTGGTATTAGTTCATGTAAAGACAAAGATGCCACTGCTTGTGATCCAGCGTGTGGCAGCGGTAGCCTATTAATCCGGGCTATAGATGCGGCGCCATTCCCAATTATGGGTTATGGTCAGGAAAAAGAAGGTACTACCGCTGGTCTTGCAAAGATGAATACAGTTTTGCATCGCAAAGCAGAGATTAGAATTAAGAGCGGAAACACATTTTCAAATCCTCAGTATCTTGATCCAAAAGATAACTCAGTTCTGCAGCGCTTTGATTACATCGTTGCTAATCCTCCCTTTTCGACGAAGAACTGGACTGACGGTATCGCTGGCAAGGAATATGGTCGTTTCGAAGGTTATGGTGCGGTTCCTCCGGAAAAGAATGGAGACTATGCCTGGCTTATGCACATTCTGAAGGCATTGAAGAATGATGGAAAGGCAGCGGTTATTCTGCCACATGGCGTTCTATTCCGAGGAAACGCAGAAGCAACCATCAGAGAAAATATCATTAAAAAACACTGGATCAAAGGAATCATTAGTCTTCCTGCAAACTTATTTTATGGCACTGGTATTGCAGCCTGCGTTCTTGTAATTGACAAGGAGGGAGCAGCAAATCGTCAGGGCATTTTCATGATTGATGCAAGCCATGGTTACATCAAAGATGGTAATAAAAATCGTCTTCGTGAAAGAGATATTTACAAGATTATCACAACATTCAATGAGCAGATTGAGAGCGATCCAAAGTATGCCCGTTTTGTTCCCAACGATGAGATTGAGAAAAAGAACGAGTATAACCTTAACATTACCCGATATATTGATTCCTCTGACCCCGAGGATATTCAGGATATTTACGCGCACATTCATGGTGGCATTCCAGCGGTCGATATCGATGGCCTGTCCAAATACTGGAATGTGTTCCCGTCACTGAAAAATGAGCTGCTTACAGCTATCAACGACAAATATTACAGTCTTAAGGTGCCGCATGAAAATATCCGCCAAACAATCTATAAGAATGCAGAATTTTCTGTCTACGGCGAGAAATTGGATCAAGCTTTCACGACTTGGAAAGGGAAAGAATATCCGGCTCTTGCATCGTTGGATGAGGATGTTTCTGCAAAGAAACTGATTACTGTGCTTGCAGACAATATTCTGGCCGAATTCGAGCCAATGACGCTGATTGATAAATATGATGTGTATCAGGTCCTTCTGGCGTACTGGAATGATGTCATGAATGATGACGTCTCCCTGATTATTAGCGAACCGGATGGGTACGCCAATGCACGCGCTACGGATAATATCGAAGAGGAAATCACTCAGGGCAAGAAAAAGGGTGAAACAAAAATTACCGGATGGGAAGGCCGATTGATTCCAAAAGATATCGTGATTGCCGCTTTCTTCAGCACAGAGAAGAACGCAATAGAAGAAGCAGAAAATGTTGTGGCGGAAACCGAGTCGCAGCTGTCTGAACTTATCGAAAGCGCTGACGATGAGTCTTCTCTTGCTGATGTAGCGGAAGACGGCAAGGTTAAGGCAAAAGATATCGAGGCAAAGATAGACGAGTTGACACAGCATGTAGAAACGGAAGAAACCGTTGAACTTGAAGCACTAAAGAATGTTCTCCCTATGACTAAAAAGCACCTGCAGGCATATCTTGTGGAGCATCCGCTGTGCCAAAGCGTGGTCAATGAAAAAGGCAATGTAACAAAGAGCTCTATAGATTACAGGTTACGCATTATTCGTACAATCGATAGTGTGCCGGAAAGTCTTCAGGAGGACTGCAATCAATTGAAGGCAGCACTGGAGCTTTGTAACAAAATATCCGGGTACACAAAGGTTGTTAAGGATCTATATAAAGCGCTGGACGAAAAGTGTCGCGCCAGATATGAATTGCTGACCGACAAAGAGATTCTTGACCTTCTTATCAATAAAAAATGGTTCAATAGCATCTTTTCTGGAATCAGCGAATTATATGCGGCGATTTCCCATCATCTTACAACTCGGATTATTGAGCTGTCGGAGCGGTACGAGAATACTCTGCCGGAGCTGGAGTCAGAAACTGATAAATATGAGGCCAAGGTAAAGTCTCATCTGAAAAGGATGGGATTTAGATGGTAAATGGATGGACTGAATGTCCAATAACAGATGTATTAAAACCGAATGGTATTAAAATCGGGCCTTTTGGTAGTCAGCTTAAGAAGGAAATTCTACTGAACGATGGCATATACAAGGTCTATGGACAAGAGAATATTTACGAGCACGATTTTAGTTTGGGTGATAGGTTCCTTACCAAGGCTCATTTTGATAAATTAAGCTCCTGCGAAATTCTCCCCGGAGATTTTGTTATGAGCACTATGGGTACTATTGGAAAATGCGCAATAGTTCCCGATGGAATACAAACGGGGATAATGGATTCTCACCTTATCCGTCTTCGCTTTGACGAAAAAAAAATTAATCCAAACTATGTTCTTCAGCTGTTTTCTGACCAGTTTTATTTCTTGCGTCAGCAAACAAAGCAACTTTCTGTAGGCGGTATTATGGATGGCTTAAGCGTAGGAATAGTAAACAAGTTCAAGGTACAGTATCCAGAGAGCCTTCAGGAACAAGAATCGATAATAAAAGTTTTTTCTGGCACTGACACTCTTATCAGCAACCTGCAAAAACTGATTAGAAAAAAGAAAGACATCCGGCAAGGAACGATGCAAATGTTGGTTACTGGGAGGAAAAGGTTGGAAGGCTTCTCTGAAGAATGGGAAACAAAATCACTCGACAGTTTATGTCGATTAGTAACGAAACAGACTGGGTTTGATTACAGTGCTGAGATTAAGCCGTCGTTATTTACGATCAATCAAATTGGGTCGCTTCCGTTTATACAGAATAAAGACTTTGAAGGATTTGATATTAACTACAATACTGATTTTTATATTCCATATAGTGTAGCGACGAAATATCCTAAGATTATGCTCGACGAAGTATGCCTTCTGATCTCTATTTCAGGCCGAATTGGAAATGTTGCGAGATTTGATAATAGATTTACGGCGTTTGCAGGAGGTGCTGTTGGAATCGCTAAATTTCACGATCCATCATTGGTTAGCTGGTGCATGCTTTATTTGATGTCAAAAGATGGGCAGGAACAGATTTTCTCTCATGAAAAAGTCGGTGCTCAGCACAATTTAACGGTTGAGGACGTTAGAAATTTGAAAATTAAGATACCACATAAAAATGAGAGAAACAGCATAATCGCAATAATAAACGATATGGATTCAGATATTAAAAAGCTTGAGGAGAAGCTAAACAAGTATCAGGAAGTAAAGCAAGGCATGATGGAAGAACTCCTGACCGGCAAGGTCAGATTAATATAGGGAGGTGCCTGTAAAATGAGTATTGGACAACCGGAAGTTGTTACACAGGATAAGGTGATCAAGTTCTTTAAAAATCCGGATATGTTGGGGTATCAGTATTTAGGTAACCTTGCGGATGAACAGAACACGAATATCAAAGAAGACCGTTTGCGACAATACCTTCGTTTGAAAGGCTACTCTGATAAGTTGATCAGTGGTGCGGTTACGCAGCTTATGCGTGCTGCAGGGAATACATCTCGTGGCGTTTATGACGCAAACAAAGCAGTCTATTCTCTCCTGAAATACGGCGCTAAAGTCAGCGAGACCCCGGAAGAAGCGCCAAAGACGGTTTATTTCATTGATGACGCAAATCCACTGAATAACGACTTCGCGATTGCCGAGGAAGTGACCGTTGTCGAGCAACAGGAAAAGCGGCCGGATTTGGTTATCTATCTGAACGGGATCGCTGTTGCTGTTATCGAGCTTAAAAAGAGCAGCGTTTCTGTGTCCACAGGTATCCGCCAGAATCTAACAAATCAGAAGGACTCTTTCATTCAAGGATTCTTCACCACAATGCAGTTTTGTATGGCCGGAAATGAATCCGAGGGTCTGCGCTATGGAACACTTCTCACCAGCGAGAAGTTCTACATGGAGTGGAAAGAGGACGGATTCAAAGAGCACGAAGATGAACGTGATCCGGTGGACGTTCGCATAAGTCAGAAATGCGCCACAATAGAAAATAAGCTCCTAAAACAGATTTATGCAATGTTTGATAAGGAGCGGTTCATTGACCTGATTATGAACTTTGTCGTTTTTGATAAAGGCTGGAAAAAAGTATGCCGTTATAACCAGTACTATGGGATTAAGCGCGCTCAGCACAGGCTGAAAGATAAACAGGGCGGAATCATATGGCATACGCAGGGTTCCGGCAAAACTCTGACAATGGTCTGGCTTGCCAAGTGGATTCTGATGCACTGGAGTATTGTGAATCCCCGCGTGCTAATTGTTACCGACCGTGATGAACTGGATGAGCAGATAGAAAAAACCTTCACTGGCGTTGACGAAAATATCGTTCGTACCAAGAGCGGTAGGGATCTATTGACCCGATTGAATCTCTACGATGATTCCCTCATTTGCTCTCTGATTCATAAGTTTGGCAGACGCGGCGGCGATGCTACCGAGAAAGATTATGACAAGTACATAGAAGAATTGAAAGCATCCCTTCCTGCCGATTTTGAAGCAAAAGGTAATCTGGTCGTATTTGTGGATGAGTGCCACAGAACACAGTCAGGCAAACTGCACGCGGCTATGACCACTATTATGCCAAATGCTATTTTTATCGGTTTTACCGGTACTCCTCTCTTAAAAAAGGATAAAAAGACCAGCATCGAAATATTCGGCTCCTATATTCACACTTACAAATATAACGAAGGGGTCGCGGATGGCGTTGTGCTGGATTTGCGTTATGAATATCGCGATATTCCGCAGGATCTGTCATCCCAGGATCGTGTTGACCAATGGTTTGATGTAAAGACCAGAGGCCTTTCTCCGCGAGCCAGGGCAAAACTAAAGGAAAAATGGGGAACAATGCAGAAAGTTTACAGTTCCCGTTCTCGCCTTGAAAAGGTCGCATGGGATATCATTCAGGACTTTAACATGAAGCCGCGTCTTATGGACGGTAACGGCAATGCCATCCTTGTAGCCGACTCAATTCCGACTGCTTGTAAATACTATGAAATCTTTCAGCAGATGGGATTTAAGAAATGTGCCATCATTTCTTCTTACACACCTCAAAAGGGAGAATTGCGCACAGATACTGTCAGCAATGAGGATGATACTGAAACCTTCATCAAATATGAGACCTATCTGAAGATGCTTGGCCTTGATCCGAAGAATCTTCCGACAGCCGGATCAATTCAGTCCAAGATA